GGGGCCGGGGTGGGGGTAGCCGAGCAGATGCGAACGCCACAAAGGGTGGTCAACGCGTCGCTGCGTGCGTTGCTGGATAATGCCGGGAAGTCGGCGGGCTGTCAGTTGGTGATCAACCAGAGCGCCATCGTGCCCGCCGATGGGGAGTGGACGATCACGCCGGACAAGCTGTGGTTCCTGACCGGCGATGGGCCGGTGGACGTGCGGCAGGCGATGATGGCGATCCAGATCCCCAACGTCACCGAACAGATGATGCAGATCGTCACACTGGCAGAGCGTTTCGCAGAGGAAACGACCTCGATCCCGCTGATCACGCAAGGTCAGTCGGGCGCGACCACGCCGGACACGTTTGGGGCCGCGCAGCTACAGAACAACAACGCCAACCAGCTTCTCCGCAGCATCGGCTACAGCTTCGATGATTACATAACCGAACCGGTTATCCGGCAGTTCTATGAATGGCTCCTGCTAGACCCCGATGTGCCCAATGAGGAGAAGGGTGAGTATCAGATCGACGCGCACGGCAGCGCCGCGCTGGTGGAGCGGGCCATCCAGGATCAGTCCATCGCGCAGATGGCGGCGATGGCGCTCAATCCGGCCTATGGCATCGACCCCAAGAAGTGGGCCGCGCTGTTCCTGAAATCCAAGCATCTCGATCCCGAACAGATCCAGTTCACCAAGGAAGAACAGGAAAAGATGGCGGCGATGCCGCCGCCCGAGGATCCGCGCATCGCCGCCGCTAAAATCGATGCCGATACGAAACTCAAGATCGCGGTCATGGGCCAGCAGACCGACGCCCAGTCGCTGGCGAACGAACAGAAGATCGCCGATGCCGCGCATGTGCTGGAGGGCCAGCGCATCCACGTCGAAAGCACCATTTCGTTGCACGAACTGGAGCAACAGCGGCAGCAGGCGCTGCAAGACTACGCCAGCAAGGAAAAGATCAGCACCGATCAGGCGAAAACCCAGTTGGCCAAGACCGCCATGCAGCTTGCCGCGCAGCGTGAACTCAATCGTCTCGACATGATGATCGATGCCCGCAGGCAGGATCAGGATCACAAGGTCAACCTCGCCACGCACGCCATCGACACACACCACGAGAACCGGCGGCATTCGGTGGACACGCAGGTCGATTTGCATAAACATCGAAACCCCAGCCCGAAGCCCCCGGTGCAACTGCCGGGCCGGGCGGGTAACGGTAAGGCATTCAGCCAGGCCCCATGAGGACACGCGATATGGAACAAGAATACATCGAGGGCGAAGACCATTACGAACCGCAGATGGGCCTGCCGCTCATGTTCTCGCCATCCGCCATGGCGGACATGCCGCTGTTGACCGGCCTACCCAAGGAAATCATCGAGCATTTCGACTTCGCCAACATTCTCGACACGATCAAATTGTTGCGTGAAGAGATCAAAACCATCACCACCGCGTATGATGAGCGGACTGACGTGATGCTTGGATTGTATGGCGAACTGGACAGACTGCGGCTCGACAACTCGCGTCTGCGCGATGAACTGATCCGCATGCGTGACATCGTGGGTCCGTTAGGTGTTCCCGATACCCCGAAAGAGAAGCCGCACAACCCGTTCCGCGACTTTAGTGGCGTGGATCGGCGACGCGTCGGCGGATGACCGACTTTCTGTTTGGCGCGATCTGCGGCGGTTTGTTCGTGGGCTTCCCCGCCGCCATCGCTATTTTCGCGCTGATGCGCGCCATGCCGAGGTATCCCTGGTGAGTGGCAACATCAACCAACCGCCGCCACCCTTCGCCCTCACCGAGGTCGAGAAGAACAGTCAGGTGTGGTTTCGCATCGCGGCCTACCTGACCGAACAGCTTAGAATAGCTCGCGCTCGTAACGATTTCGCGCAGCCCGAGCAAGACACCTGGCTGCTACGCGGCGACATCAGGCGACTGAAGTCGTTGCTGGCACTCGGAGAAGACCGGCCAAACATTCCGACCGGTCATTATGCGGATCCACCGTGAGGCGCATCCGCGACGACAGGAGCAACCCCTTTGGACAACGAAAGCGAAACCAATACCAACACCGAAATAGTTGATGACGACAAAGCAACGGAAGCCGCCTTTGGTCAGGGCTTCGATGAAGTAAAGCCAGCCCCCTCTCACAACGCCAAGGCTCCTCCCGCGACAACCTCACGGGAAGAGCCGAAGGAAAAGCCGGAACCGGGGCCGGAATATGTGCAGATCACCAAGGCCGACTGGGACATGGTCAACGCCGCCGCCAAAAAGACGGCATCGTATGACCAGCAACTCTCAAAAGCCTTTGGCACCATCGGCAATCTTCAGAAAGTCATCAACGGGCTACAGAGCCAGACCCCGCAAGGTCGAAAAGTCGAGATATCCAGGGAGGCCTTCGCCGATCTTGAGCGAGACTTCCCGGAACTGGCGAAATCGACCCGCGCCGCTCTGGAGCGCGCTTTGTCCGGCGTCACGGGAACCGGTCAGGATCCCGCCGCCGTCAAGAAGCTGTTGGACGAACGCACCGCCGAACGTGAGATCGAGGTGCTTGAGGATGCGTATCCGGACTGGCGCGATATCGTGGGCGCGGTTGATGTCACTCGCGAAATGCCAGACCCGAACAACGCTTTCCGCAAGTGGCTTGGGACCAAGGATGCCGCCTATCAGCGCCGTGTGAACGCCACTGATAGTGCCGCCGTCATTACCCGGGCGATCAACACGTTCCAACGTGAGACGAAAACCCAGGCCAGCAAGACAGCCGCGCCGGTCGATAACCGCGCCAATGCGACGCGAACGAGCCGGATCGCCGCCGCCGTGCAGCCAAGGGGAGACGGTGCCGCACCGACCATGTCTGGCGCGAACACCGAAGAAGAAGCATTCGCGGCGGGATATAATTCCCGTTAACATACCGGAACGTAGTCGTTCCGGCCCCCAATCCTTCTTAGGAGACAGCCGCAATGGCTATGCAAACCATGACCATGACCCCCGCCCGAATTGGTCGGTTCAAGGGTGAGATCCTTTCCCATGCCGTGCCGCAGGAGGTGCTTGGCCGCACCGGGCGGCAGATCCCGATGCCGAAGAACAACTCGGACACCTACGTCGCCCGGCGTTGGCTGCCGTATGGCGCGACCGCCGCCAACGCGTCCAGCATGAACCAGTTCTTTCAGAACGGGCCTGGAGATCGCGGTAACAACATGGCGATGGCGCATCAGATCCAGGAAGGCGTCACCCCGCCGCCCGACAGCATCGTGCCGCAGGACACAACCGTGGTGATCCAGCAGTTTGGCTGCCTCTACGGTTATACCGACAAGACCTACAACCTCTATGAGGACGACATCCCGAAGGCGATGATCGAACAGGTTGGCGAGCGCATCACGCTGGTCAACGAGATGATCATCTACGGAGCGTTGCGCGCCTGCACCAATGTTTACTATGGCGGCGCGGGCACTTCCATCGCCACGGTGAATGGCGGGCTGACGCTTGGGCTGATCCGCCGCATCGCCAAGAACTTGCAGGCCAACCACGGCAAGCCGGTCAACAAGGTGCTGCGGGCCAGCCAGAATTTCGGCACCGACCCGGTGGCGGAAGGTTACACGGTCTACTGTCACACCGACCTTGAGCCGGACATCAGGGACATTCCCAACTTTGTCCCCGCCGAGGCTTACGCGAGCGGCTCGCCCATCGCCAACGAAATCGGCAAGGTGGAGCGGTTCCGCTTCATCACATCAGCCGATCTGCCGTCGATCCAGGACGGTGGCGCGTCGGTCGCTTCAAGCGGCGGGCTGGCATCGACGTCTTCCACCAACATCGACGTCTACCCCTTCATCGTGACCGCCCAGGACGCCTGGGGCCAGATCGCGGTGCGCGGCCTCAACTCGCTCGACCCGACCCACATTCCGCCCGGCGACAAGTCGAAGTCCGACCCGCTGGGCCAGCGCGGCTATGTCGGCAGCGCCTGGTGGAAAGCAGTGATGATCGAGAACCCCGGCTGGATGGCGGTTGGCAACGTCGGATCCAAAGTATTGGTCTGACAATATCAAGTAAAGGAGAACTCTTATGCTTGATACAATGTCAAGATACTTGCAGGGACTGCACGCTCCCAAGGATGCGTATCTGTTGTCGCGTCTTCTTGGCCCCATCGCTGATCGCCTGTCCTCGCAGCCGCTGACAACGGCTGGGTTGATAATTGGCACGACGGATCCCTCGACCGCGAAGATCGGCGCGTCGGCGTTCCTGGCCTGTGTTGGTGGCCGTCAGGTAACGCTCAACGCGGGCACTGAAATGGTCAAGCCTCTGGGCATGAGCATGGTCACCGGTCAGGTCGCCATCTGTTGCTTCTTCGTGGATGCGGCGGGGGCGACGACGGCGGTCTGGGGCACGCCCGGCACCAGTGCGGGGACGGCGGGTTTTCCGCAGTTTCCGTCCGGCAAGGCGCTGGTTGGTTTCATCAC